AGATATATTCCTCTGAATGGTGACATCGCTGGATTGATGGCAAGAACTTCCATCAACTCATTCCCTTGGTTCTCACCCGCTGGTGCAACTAGAGGAACAATCAACAATGCAATTAAACTTGCATACAACCCATCTCAAGCACAGAGAGACGCTCTTTATCCTAAGAGAATTAACCCTGTTATCTTCTCTCCTGGCTCTGGTATTGTCTTATTCGGTGATAAGACTGCACAGAAAGAAGCATCTGCTTTTGACAGAATCAACGTTCGTCGTTTGTTCTTGACAATCGAAGGTGTTATCGAAAGAGCTGCAAGATCGCAGTTGTTCGAGTTCAATGATGATCTTACAAGAACTAACTTCTTGAATATTGTTGAACCATATCTTCGTGATGTAAAAGCTAAGAGAGGTGTTAGTGACTTCGTTGTAATTTGCGATGAAAGTAATAACACTCCCGATGTTATTGACTCAAATACCTTTAAGGCAGACATCTTCGTGAAGCCTGCACGTTCTATCAACTTCATTGGTCTAACCTTTGTTGCAACTAGAACTGGAATCAGCTTCGATGAAGTGGTCGGTTCCGCCTAATTAACTCAACCCTTTACTAAATACACACGAAGAGGTCTCTAAATCTCATGGCTAATAAAAATACTCCAAAGCTAGAATCCAGAACCATCGACGACTTTAAATCGAAGCTCGTCGGTGGCGGTGCTAGACCCAACCTGTTTGAGGTTGAACTAGTATTCCCATCTGCACTTAATGAAAACGCTACAGGCGAAAAGGGTAGATTCCTCGTCAAAGCAGCAAATCTCCCTGCATCTAACATCAACGTAATTGATGTTCCATTCAGAGGCAGAAATTTAAAGATTGCTGGAGACAGGACATTTGATGTTTGGACAATCACAATCATCAACGATACTGATTTTGCAATCAGAAATGCGTTTGAAAGATGGATGAACGCAATCAACAAACATGATAATGCAACTGGAGAAGTGACACCAGCCGATTATCAAACTGATATGTTTGTTAACCAAGTCGGTAGATCACCCCTTGGAAGTGTAGGAAAACTTGATCCTACTGATCAACCATTACCAATTCTCAGAAAATACAAATTCCACGGAACATTCCCAACTAATGTAAGTGCGATTGAACTTTCATACGATCAAACAGATTCTATCGAAGAGTTCACAGTGGACCTACAAGTCCAGTGGTGGGATGTATTTGACGGTGATGGAGCTAACGTCTTTGGTACAAAAGATGAATCAAGCCCAGGCCAAGGTGGCGCTCTACCTTTAGGTCAAGGTTAAAACTAGGTCTTAAGAAAGACTTATAAATAACTGGGAACAGCCCAGTAGTGAGTTAATGGCTAAATTATTTGGATTTAAAATCCAGAAGGACGACGAACAAAATAAGAACGTTGTCTCTCCTGTACCCCAATCTAACGAGGATTCCTCGGACTATTATGTCTCGAGCGGATTCTATGGGCAGTACGTTGACATTGATGGTGTATTTAAGTCTGAGTTTGAGTTAATAAAAAGATATAGAGAGATGGCACTTCATCCAGAAGTGGACAGTGCCATTGAAGATATCATAAATGAAGCAATAGTTTCAGATCAGAATGATTCTCCTGTCGAAATCGATTTGGAGAATCTTCCAGCATCTGCGAAACTTAAAGAACTCATTAGAGATGAGTTTAAAACAATCAAAGAAGTCATGGACTTTGATACAAAGTGCCATGAGATTCTAAGAAACTGGTATATTGATGGTAGAATATATTACCATAAGGTAATTGATATCAAGTCTCCAGAAGAAGGTATTAAAGAAGTAAGATATATTGATCCACTTAAAATCAAGTTAGTAAGAAAATTAAAGTCTGATCCTACTTTGAATGGAGCAATCAGACAAGTTAATGCAAATAATCCATCTGATCTAGAAAGTCCAGAGATAGAAGAGTACTATCAATATGATCCTAGTGCGACTAATAGTAAAAATGCTCTAGGTGGTATAGGTCAAACTCCCTTCTCCACTAAACAGAGACCAATAAAGATTGCACCAGATGCTATCACATTCTGTCACTCAGGTTTAGTTGATAGAAACAAACAAACTATTCTTTCTTACTTACATAAGTCAATCAAAGCACTTAATCAACTTAGGATGATTGAGGATGCTCTTGTTATCTACAGGTTAAGTCGTGCTCCAGAACGTAGAATATTCTATATTGATGTAGGTAATTTACCAAAACAGAAAGCGGAACAATACCTTAAAGAGGTGATGAACCGTTACAGAAACAAACTTGTATATGACGCATCAACAGGAGAAATTAGAGATGACAGAAAACACATGTCCATGCTCGAAGACTTCTGGTTACCCAGAAGAGAAGGCGGACGAGGTACTGAGATCACTACGTTGCCAGGTGGACAAAATCTTGGCGAACTTAGCGACATCGAATACTTCCAAAAGAAACTATACCGTTCATTAGGAGTTCCCGAATCTCGTATCGCTGGATCTGGTGATGGGTTTAATCTTGGTAGATCTTCTGAGATCTTAAGAGATGAGATCAAGTTTACAAAGTTTGTTGGAAGAATGAGAAAGAGATTTTCTCAGTTATTCAATGATATGTTGAAGACTCAGTTGATTCTAAAAAACATTGTCACCCCAGAAGATTGGGAAACATTGGGAGATCATATTCAGTATGATTTTGTATATGACAATCATTTTGCAGAACTAAAAGAAACTGAACTAATCAACGAAAGACTCGGTGTGGTCGCCGCTATTGATCCTTATATTGGTAAATATTTCTCACTGGACTATGTTCGTAGACGTATTCTCAAGCAAAAGGATGAAGAGCTCATCGAGATTGACAAGCAAATGGAACAGGAAATCAAGGATGGCAAAATTGCCGATCCTATGGAAGTACAACAACTCCAACTTGGAGTTCATCCCGAACAGATGCCTGGCGGTGCTATGAATCCTGATCCCAATATGGGTCAAATGCCAGAAGATCCTGGCATAGATGGTAGTGCCACAGAAGCTCCAGAGATGCCCAAGGGCGGCGAAATATAAATAATACTAGTCTAATTCTATATTGACAATAAATGGATAATGATTTACTTGATATGATCGCTGCAGGCCAAGACGGATCTGCAACTGACATACATGACAAGATCAAGGATCTACTGTATGCCAAGGCAGCAGAGAACGTTGACATAGTGAAACCAGCAGTCACAGCTGACATGTTTGGTGGACCTAATCCTCATCTAAACACTGAGGAAGAACCAGAAGAAGAAGAAGAAGCTCCTGGCACACCTAGTTCTGTTGAGGATACAACAGAAGTTGAATCACCTGTCGCAGAGACAGAACCAGTTGATGATGCAGTAGAAGAGGAACAACCTGAGGCTTAACATGAAACTCATCACAGAAGAGATCGAAACCGCTAAGGTTCTTATCGAAGAAAAAGACGGTAAGAAGAATATGTTTATTGAGGGTATCTTTTTACAAGGAAACCTTAAGAACAGAAACGGTCGTTTTTATCCAGTAGAAACTCTTGACAAAGAGGTAAGCAGATACAACGAAGCGTTTGTTGGCAAAGGTCGTGCTCTTGGTGAGTTAGGTCACCCCGAAGGTCCTACTGTAAACTTAGACAGAGTATCCCACAAGATTGTAGACCTTCATAGAGAAGGAACCAATTTTGTTGGTAAAGCACAAATCCTCAATACACCAATGGGTAAGATTGCACAGTCACTATTAGATGACGGTGTTACTCTTGGGGTATCATCAAGAGGTATGGGAAGTCTTAAAGACACTAGCGAAGGCTATAAAGTTGTCGGTGAAGACTTCATGCTTGCCACTGCTGCTGATATAGTAGCAGATCCTTCTGCCCCTGACGCTTTCGTCAATGGCATCATGGAAGGAGTTGATTGGGTTTGGGAGGCAGGAATCCTAAAAGCAAAACAGTCACAGATTGCAGTCGTAGAAGAAAAGACTATGACTCACCCTGCGATTGCGGTTGCTGAGCCTGAAAGGGCAGTGGAGGAAGTCATTGAGAAGACTCAAAAAACTATAAATAAACTAGTAGATCAAGGTCAACTTGACGAGAAGAAGTTGGAAATCTTCCAAAACTTCTTATCAAATCTTTGATTTAATAAATAAACATAGATTATACGATATCTAAACACGTTTTACGACGGAGAGTTCAAAATGTCCCGTGGAGATTTACAAGAAATGGATGTAAAGACACAGCAATCTAATACCGCTGTAAATAGTGGAGCAAGCAAAGGTGATCCGATGCCCTCTACTCCCAATTACGTTCCTGATGGTCAAGGTTCCGTTGAAGATCTTGGTGGTCCTACGCCTGAGAACTCAAAGCCTGATGACAACAGCAACATGCTTAAAACGCCAACCGCGACTATTAAGCAAGTTAAAGACGTAATTACTAAAAACGCTGGTAAAGCTGATCCAATGCCAACTGCACCTAAGTATGCCGAAGAGGCAGAAGCCGACGAATCCCAAGAGGTTGTCGCAGAAGAGGAAGCACCTAAAGAGGACGAGAAGATCGATCTCAATAGTGCTATCGAGGAAGATGTTAACGCACTTCTTTCTGGAGAAGACCTTTCTGAGGAATTCAGAGAAAAGGCTAAGGTGATTTTCGAGGCATCTATCAATGCTAAGATCACAGATATCGAGAATCAGTTAAACGAAGAGTATGCGAAAGCACTCAACGAACAAGTTGAGGAAATCAAAGTCGAACTCACTGAGAGAACCGACTCATACCTCGAATATGTCGCCCAAGAATGGATGGAGGAAAATGCTATCGCTATCGAGAAAGGCATTAAATCCGAAATGACTGAATCCTTCATGGAAGGCATGAAAAAGCTTTTTGAAGAACATTATGTAACCTTACCTGAAGATAAATATGATGTACTAGAAAATATGGTAGACAAGCTTGATGAAATGGAGACGAAGCTCAACGAGCAGATAGAGAAGAATGTTGCACTCAACCAAAGACTTGGTAAGTCAACTGCCTCCACTATCCTAAATGATGTTGCAGAAGGTCTTGCAGTATCTCAAAAAGAGAAACTACAAACCCTCGCAGAAAGTGTTGAGTTTGAAAGTGAAGAATCCTATCGTGGAAAACTAGAGACCCTTAAGGAGTCATACTTCAAAGGTAATAAGTCTCAAGCAACTACCCCGTCCGCACCTCAAGAACTCAAAGAAGAAGCAGAACATGTAGAGCCAGCAACTGGATCTATGGCTGCATATCTTGATGCACTAGGACGAATGAAATAGGAATTCGTTAATTTTTAAGTAAACAACTCTTACAGACCGATGCAACAAAACATCAATTATCAACAACTCACTGAAAAGTGGGCCCCCCTTCTAGATCACGAAGGGTCAGATCCAATTAAAGATTCACACAGAAGGAACGTTACTGCGGTTCTTCTCGAAAACCAAGAGCAAATGCTCAGAGAAGAGAATGCTTTCCAGTCTTTGACAGAAGCATCTCCTACTAACTCCGCTGGAACAGGTGGATTTAGTGGTGGTTCAGCTGCAGGTGGTCCTGTTGCTGGTTTCGACCCTGTGTTGATTAGTCTTATCAGACGTGCAATGCCTAACTTGGTCGCATATGACCTTGCTGGTGTTCAACCAATGTCTGGTCCTACAGGACTTATCTTCGCAATGAGATCCAGATTCACTAACCAGACTGGAACTGAGGCATTATTCGATGAGCCAGATTCAGCATTCTCTGGACAGAACAGTGCTGAGAACCTAACTGGTGGTATGACAGATACCGCTGCTGGTTTCGGTACAACATCACAGAGTGGTTCAAACCCAGGCGTTCTTAACCCTGTTGGTTCTGCAACTACATCAGCATATGATGTTGGTCAAGGTATGCGAACAGGAGACTCCGAAGCTTTAGGTGACGGTGCTTCCAACCAGTTCCAAGAGATGGCATTCAGTATTGAGAAAGTTACTGTGACTGCGAAGTCCAGAGCACTCAAAGCTGAGTACAGTTTAGAATTGGCTCAAGACCTCAAGGCAATCCACGGATTGAACGCTGAGTCTGAGTTGGCAAACATTCTATCAACTGAGATCCTTGCAGAGATTAACAGAGAAGTTATTAGAACTATCTACAAATCCGCAGAACAAGGTGCTACAATCAACACTGCAACCGCTGGAACGTTCGACTTAGACACCGACAGTAATGGTCGTTGGTCAGTTGAGAAGTTCAAAGGACTTCTGTTCCAGATCGAAAGAGATGCGAACCAAATCGCACAAAGAACTCGTAGAGGGAAGGGTAACGTTGTCCTTTGTTCTGCTGACGTTGCTTCTGCCCTTACAATGGCGGGAATCCTTGATTACACCCCTGCACTTAACGCTAACTTAAACGTTGACGACACTGGCAACACATTTGCTGGTACACTTGCTGGTAAGTACAAAGTTTACATCGATCCTTTCGCTGCAAACAACGACGCTAATCAGTACTACGTTGTCGGTTACAAGGGTACTAACCCTTATGACGCTGGACTGTTCTACTGCCCTTACGTTCCATTACAGATGGTAAGAGCCGTGGGTCAGGACACCTTCCAACCAAAAATCGGGTTTAAGACTCGTTACGGTATCGTTGCAAACCCATTTGCAGAAGGTAACGTATCTAACCAAGGTCTTGGAAGACTTCTTGCTAACACAAACCGTTACTACAGACGTGTTAAGGTTGCTAACCTTATGTGATTTAGATATTACATATCTTACAGAGAGACCCGAAAGGGTCTCTTTTTTTGTGCCTATATAGTAAGCACTATATTGTGTGAAATCATGACACAACCAAACGGAAGTAAGTGGAAGTGGATTTCTATAGGCACGGTTGGTAGTCTCTTGGCAGTATCACATATCGGTATGATAGGTATGTTAAGTCAAAGAGGATCTAAACTACCAAATATAAATTTGCCTGTAGGAGACTACACCTCTTACAGAGCTGAAGTAGGAAAAGACGGATATCGCATTGACTATAAGGGTAATGACCCTACAGTTATGCGTGTGGAAAGAGATAAGAATGTAAAGGCTGGCTTTCTGGGACTGGGTAATAATAAAATCACAGTCGTGGAAGAGTACGCTATGGACGGCGCTCATCACCAAGGAGGACCTACATCCAACGCAAGGTCTTGGCAAGATGATACCAACGGAGGAAATCAGTCGGGAAAGCTCACTGCCCAACAAGTCGAGTGTATCGAGGCGGTCGGTGGAGGAAAACAGACAGGAAGAGTTGTTGGGACTAGTGTAGGCACTGCTCTTGCTCCTTCCGTTGTGGGTATTCCCTTTGTTGGGTGGCTTGCTGCTGGTTGGGTCGCAATGTTCGGTGGAAACCAAGGAGCGGAAATAGGTGGTAATATGGCAGAGGGACTCTCAGATGTCTGTGAAGACCCAGACTTTGCTGAATAAATAAAGGTAAACCCCCATGAGCATAGAATATACAGGAGATAACCTCTTTGATAGACAAATCTCAAATAGGAATTTTCTGTCTCCAGCTGGATTCAAATTCTCCTTACAGAAAGCTCCAAAGGTTGATTTCTTTTCCAAGTCAGTATCCTTACCAAACATAACTTTGGGTGCTTCAATCCAAAGCACATATCTCAGAGACATTCCTGTTCCTGGCGATAAGTTGCAGTATGGTGATTTGGATGTAGAATTCTTTATAGATGAAAACTTAGAGAACTATCTACAGATCGAAAGGTGGATGAGATCTCTTGGATTTCCTGAGTCTTTATCAGAGGCAATCAGTTTAGATCCTCAAGAGACAAATCTGTTGCAAGCTGCCAGATCAGACGGAACAATACTAGTTTACAACAGTAGTTTCCTTCCTATCGCTAAGGTTGATTTCAAAGATATGTTCCCAACTTCTTTGACACCAGTTCAATTTACAGCTGATGCAACTGATATAAATTATATTGTAGCGACTGCTACTTTCAAATATACTATTTTTAATGTGGAGAGTCTATTAGGAGATGAATCTTGAATTTATACAAAACTTATGGGATAAAGATTCCATAATTGATAATGAATTATTACACAATGAGTCAACAAAAATCCCCGCCTTACACGCAAAGTACTACAAAATTTACACCAACATCCTGACACTACAGAAGGCTCAGGAAACTCAGTATAAAATTTTAAAGAAGGAGAAGTGGCAATACTACACAGGTAAGTCATCGCCAGAAGTATATGTAGAAAAACCTTTTGACTATAAAGTTTTAAAAGCAGACTTAGACAAATATTTTGACGCAGATCCAGAACTTATTAGGTGTACTGCAAAGATAGAATACTATCAGATCATGTTAGATTATCTGGATAGTATTCTCAAGGTTATACAGAATCGAACGTATCAAATTAAAAATGCCATTGAGTGGCAGCGATTTACGAATGGATTATGAGTGATCTTATTATTGTCAAGAAGAATGAGGTACATCTCACGGTAGATGCACCACCCCATGTACAGCAAGAACTCTCAGATTATTTTACCTTTGATGTTCCAGGCGCCAAGTATATGCCTCAATATAGGAACAGACATTGGGACGGTAAGATCAGACTGTTCTCTACTGCAACAGGTGAGTTGTATGTGGGACTGTTAGATAAAGTTATTGCTTGGGCAAGAAAAGCAAATTATAGTGTAGAGTTTAAAAATAATGAAACCTACGGTACTCCTTTTGAAGAGAATGAGGAGATATCATTAGAAGGTGTGAAAGATTATATGTCTGCAATTTCTAGTTTCAAACCTAGAGATTATCAAATAGAGGGTGTATGTGATGCACTCAAATACAATAGAAGATTAATTATATCTCCAACTGGGTCAGGCAAATCCCTGATGATATATGCCGTTGCGAGATATCATGTAGGAAGAAAGAGAAGAATATTATTAGTCGTCCCCACTACCTCTCTCGTAGAACAGATGTATAAGGACTTTATAGATTATGGATGGGATGTCGAGAAATATTGTCATAAGGTCTATGCAGGTAGGAAAAAAACTACACAACAACGTGTAACTATATCAACATGGCAGTCTATCTACACTATGGATAAGACATTCTTTTCTCAGTTTGATGTGATTATAGGAGATGAAGCGCATCAATTCAAGTCCAAATCTTTAATTGGTATCATGTCTAAGATGAGAGATACTAAGTATAGGTATGGATTTACTGGAACTCTGAGTGGATCACAGACACACAAATGGGTATTGGAAGGATTGTTTGGTCCTTCTTACAAAGTAACTCAAACATCAGATCTGCAAAAGAAAGGTCAACTCGCCAAGTTGGATATCAGAATCGTATTGTTAAAACATCCAGCAATTCCCTTTGATGATTACAGGGAAGAGATGAATTATATCATAGAACATGAGAAGAGAAACTTATTCATTAGAAATCTTGCTTTAAGTTTGAAGGGTAACACCCTAGTCCTATTCAGTAGAGTAGAGGCTCATGGTGAACCACTATATAATTTAATCAACAACGATAACGATAGAAAAGTCTTTTATGTTCATGGGGGTGTGGATAGTGAAGAGAGGGAAGAGGTTAGATCTATCGTTGATAGAGAAGCAGACGCTATCATTGTTGCGTCTTATGGAACTTTTTCTACAGGAATTAACATTAAAAACTTACATAATGTCATTTTTGCATCACCTAGCAAATCTAGAATTAGAAATCTACAAAGTATTGGTAGGGTACTTAGAAAAGGAAAGAACAAAAACAAAGCAATGTTATATGATATCGCAGATGACATCACAGTCAATAACAAAAAGAACTACACATTGAATCATTTAATGGAACGTGTTAAAATATACAATGAGGAAAACTTTGATTATGAAATTAGAACGGTTTACTTAAAATGAAAGTCTTAGGGATATATGGATCTATCGGTTTTGATGGATCAGAAAGAGAATCTTATATACATGATGCTAGTGCAACTCTGTTTGTAGATGGAGAACACATATGTAGCATACAAGAAGAAAGACTGAGTGGTTTGAAGTATGATGGTAGATATCCAGAGAAATCTATAGACTATGTTCTAAATGATTTAAAGAAAGAAGAGATTGACGTAGTTTTATTTGTAGACATTGGTTTGCAAGAATGGGTAAAGGAACATATGTTCAAGGGTAAACCCCACAAATTTTTACAAGATCTCTTTCCAAATGCTGATATAGGATATATCTCTCATCATCAGGCACACGCTTATTCATCCATCTTTACTCAAGAAGCAAACGAAGGTGTTTGTATTGTGATTGATGGAGGAGGGTGCCACAACTGGACTAGTAACTCTTCTCTTGGATTAGAGAAATGCTCTTTAGTATATTTCAATAAGAGGAGGAGTATTTTTAGATATATTCCTTTTAATGGTGAGTGGGGACTACTACATCAAACTTGGTCGCATCACATCTTTTGTAAAAAGACTAAACAGAAAATAGATTACAATGATCCATTGTATCACTGTGCTGTGAGTGGTAAGATCATGGGTCTTGCTGCATATGGATCTGGTAAACACCTCACAAAACTGTATGAATTTGGAGAATACTTTCCACAAGTACAGTTTGATATGAGGAATCCAGAACCTTATCCATTGTCATCAGAAGACAAAGCTCAGTTATTGCAATACAATTTTGAGGAATCCCTGATAGAACTAATCGGAAGATTTAATGAAGATTACTTAGAGCCTGTTGTTTGTTTAACTGGCGGAGTGTTTCTTAACATCAATGCTAATACAAAGATAGTACAGAAGTTTAAAAATAGAAAATTTCATATCACACCTTTTGTGAGTGACTGTGGTTTGTCATACGGAGCAGCGGCGTTTGGTTCATCAATGTGGAACGAAGTTCAGGTTCCTGAAAATCTTGCCTTCTTAGGTAAACAATATTTTACACCAAAACAAATACAAGAAGATAATTTAAACCTTAAGAAAGTTGCACAGTACCTTGAAGATGGAAAAATTATCGCATGGTATCAAGGTAGATCTGAGTTTGGTCCTAGAGCATTGGGAAATAGATCTATTCTGATGTCGCCTAAATATAAAGAGAACAAAGATATATTAAACGAAAAGGTAAAGCATAGAGAAGAATGGAGACCCTTTGCTGGTGTCATACTTGAGGACTATCTCAAAGATTATTTTGAAGAAGGTATTGATAGTCCTTACATGTTGTATTCTCAGACAGTGAAAGAAGATAAGAGAGATAAGATTCCAGCGATAACACACGCAGATAACACTTGTAGGATTCAGACAGTTAGTGAAGGCATCTTATCTGAGTTACTAGAAGAGTATTATAAGATTAGTGGAGTCCCTGTATTGTTGAATACATCATTCAATGATAATGGTAAACCAATAGTAGAGACTCCAGAGGACGCTATTCATTCCTTTCTAAATATGAATATAGACTACTTAATTATAAACAACACTATTATCGGAAAAGACTAAATGGAAGAAGATTTCTACGCCTCAATCAAATTAGTATCGGGAGAGGAAATCTTTGGTGAAGTCATGCCGTCGGATGAGAATGGTCGCACGGTTTTAATTATTAGTGATCCTGTAGAAATCGAAACAATAAGCATGGACGGAAGACATGAAGGTCTCCGCATGATGCCATGGTTAAGAAGTATGCCTGTGGATAATATTATTGTTATTCCTATGGACAGAATAATTACTGTTGTTGAGGCACGCGAAGACTCAGAAGTAGTAAAATATTATCAGAAATTTATTTTCTCTAATCTCAATGGAGGATCTGGAGAGAAGATAAAGGTAACAAAAAAGATGGGATATGTAATTTCAGTCAAAGAGGCTAGAGAAAATCTTGAGAGGCTATATAAGAAAGATGAACCCTCTGAAGCTTCATAGCATTCCCTTGAACCCTTACAGAGTTATTGTACACACATTTACATGACTTGTCAAGTATCTCGTTTTGAGGTATAATAAAAGTAACACAAGAGGTAATATAGATGCCCGTAAAAGGTACTCGAAAACGGTCTGAACACTACGTTAATAACAAAGAGTTCCTGTATGCGATCGTTCAATATAAAGCAGATGTAAAAGCGGCGGAAGCAGCGGGTGATCCAAAACCACGAATCACCAATTACCTTGGGGAGTGTTTTGTAAAGATTGCAACACACTTATCATATAAACCAAACTTTGTAAACTACATGTTCCGTGAGGACATGATATCTGATGGCATCGAGAACTGCGTTCAATACATACATAACTTCAATCCAGAGAAATCTACGAATCCTTTTGCATACTTCACTCAAATCATACATTACGCTTTCCTCAGACGTATACAGAAAGAGAAAAAGCAAATGGAGATCCGTGAAAAGATCATTGAGAAGTCGGGGTACGATGAGGTTATGCACGTTGACGACCCTTACGGTAATTCTAGTGACTACAATTCTATAAAAGAAGCAGTACAAACGAAGATGAATCAATGAAGCTAACACAAGAAATGATTGACAAGATCCAAGAGTTGATGAATCATACTAAGAAAGATGGATCTATGAATTGGGTTGAAGGTGAAGAGATTAAGATTAGTTTGTCAGGGACATTTGCTGCTGACAGATTTATAGTTATTGCTAACGAATCCAAAAAACCTTGGGTGCCTGCCGAACCTCATCCTAGATTTGATTATGAGAAGAAGGAGTTCAAGAAGTGAAGATTGCGATCATAACAGATACACACTTCGGAGGTAGACGAGGTAATAAGATCTTTCATGACTTCTTTCAAAAATTCTATGACGATATATTCTTTCCAGAACTAGAGAAGAGAGGTATCAAGTATTGCATCCATATGGGAGATGCTTTTGACAACAGAAAGAACATAGATTACTGGTCTTTAGACTGGGCAAAACAACATGTATATGATAAGTTTGAAAAATTAGGCGTAAAAGTTTGGCAACTTGTAGGTAATCATGATGTTTACTATAAGAATACAAACAAGATCAACTCAATTGATGCACTCCTAGAACATTACGACAACATCACTCCCATCTCATCACCAGACACATATGATATAGATGGATTCAAAGCAATGATGTTGCCTTGGATATGTGATGATAACTATCAAGAGACTCTTGCAGCGATAGAAAGATCAGATGCGAAGATGGCATTTAGTCATTTGGAACTTAATGGGTTTGAATTGTACCCAGGCATGAAGCAGCAAGGTGGTATTGATAAGGGTATCATTGCTAAGTTTCCTACAGTATTCTCAGGACATTATCACACCAGAAGTAATGATGGTCAGGTATTTTACCTAGGCAATCCTTATCAAATATATTGGAATGACTGTGGAGATAAGAGAGGATTCAATATCTTGGATACAGAAACAGGAGAGATTGAGTTTGTAGAGAATCCATATACAATATATGAGAAGATATACTTCGATTCTACCCCTGCTGCAACATTCAAGGCACACTTATATAAGGATAAGATTGTAAAACTATTTGTCAGATCCAGAAAGAGTCAGTTAGAATATGACAAGTTCCTTGAAAAACTTCTGAAAGCTGGTATAATAGATCTGAAGGTAGTAGAAAATACCGAGATCAATGACAAGGAGGTAGATCTTGATGGTGAAAAAATTGAGGACACTCTCACTCTTTTAAATAAATACATCGAGGACTCTGACTTTGAATTAGAAAAAGAGAGAGTCAAAAAACTTCTCAAGGAAGTCTACTTAGAAGCTTGCGAAGCGGATTAATGTATATCTTATCACTTGTTGATCACGAAGGAGAAGGAGCTTATGCTGTCACAAATGATGACGGTCAGAAGGCTCTTTATCTTTTCCAGCAAGAAGATGATGCTACTAGATACGCAGGTCTTCTAGAAGCGAATGAATCCACTGTATTGACAGTTGTGGAAATAGATGATATGCTAGCTGTCGAAACCTGTAAAAAACACAAATACAAATACGTTATTATCACACCCGATGACATTGTGATTCCGCCAAAAGATTATGATAACATTCAAGACGATACGGTGGCGTAACTTTTTATCTACTGGTAACCAGTTTATAATTGTTAGTTTCCAAAAGTCTCCTACAAATTTGATAGTCGGTGCTAATGGTGCAGGGAAGTCCACGATATTGGACGCTCTGACTTTTGTTTTATACAACAAACCATTCAGAAAGATTAAGAAAGCACAGTTAGTCAACACTGTGAATGATAAGGAGTGCGAAGTTAATATTGAATTTGAGATTCAAGGTAAGATTTATACCATTGTTAGAGGTATGAAACCAACTTTGTTTGAAATTTACATTGATGGTAAGAAGCAAGATCAATTTGCCAATTCAAATGATCAACAACAACACCTAGAAGATAATATTTTACGACTAAACTATAAATCCTTTACTCAAACTACTATTTTAGGTGCTGCAACCTTTGTTCCCTTCATGCAGTTGAGTCAAACTCACCGTAGAGAGATCGTAGAGGACGTTCTGGACATTAAAATTTTCTCTGGAATGGCAAAAATTCTTCGTGAGAAGATGAGTAAAGCGAATACGGAGATTAGAGAACTCACAATCAAGAAAGAATTGATTGAAGAGAAGATTCAAATGCAAAATAGTTTCATCTCTGACCTAGACAAGACAGGCAAGAAGAAAATAACAGACATCAAAGGTAAAATTGATACACTTTTGGAGGATACCTCATCCTTAATGTATGAAAATGACCAGACATCTGCTAATATTAGAGAAAAATATGAACCAGAGTTAGAAACTCTTACATCTGCTACATCTTCTCTTAAGAAATTCAACAATGTCAAGGGTAAACTGGAACAGAAGATTAAGATTATCACTAAAGAACACCAGTTTTTCAAGGAAAACGTATCATGCCCTACTTGTCATCAAGAAATAGAGGAAGACTTTCGCTTAAATAAGATTGGAGATATCGAAGGGAAGGTAAAGGAGATTAACTCCGCTTACAAAGAACTTCAAAAGTCTATAAACGCAGAACAAACAAAAGAAGCCAGGTTTATAGATGTTTCTAAGCAGATCTCAACTCTAACGCATGACATTTCAACAAACAATTTTAAGATTTCTGAATATCAACGACAAGTCCGCAATTATGAACAAGAAGTTCAAGACATTACCGAACAAATTGCAAATAGAAATACTGAAAGAGCCACGCTTAGAAACCTCAAAAATGATTTAACACTAGTAGAAACAAATAAAGCAGATCATACACAAGATATTGAATACTTAGACTTTGCAAACGCCATGATGAAAGATTCTGGTGTCAAGGCAAAGATTATGAAGAGATATTTGCCTATCATGAATCAGAAGATCAATAAGTATCTTCAAATGATGGACTTCTATATCAATTTTACATTGGATGAACAGTTCAATGAGTGTATCAAGTCGCCTATTCATGAGAAATTCAGTTATGAATCTTTCTCCGAGGGAGAGAAGATGAGAATTGACCTTGCTATACTATTCACATGGCGTGATATTGCAAAGATGAAGAACTCATCATCCACAAACATCCTCATTCTTGACGAGATATTTGACAGTTCTCTGGACAGTAATGGTACAGATGAATTTGTGAAGATTATCAGATATGTCATCAAGGATGCTTACATCTTTATGATCTCTCATAAGGTGGATGAGTTGACAGATAGATTAGATAATATGATTACATTTGACAAGATGAATGGGTTCTCAAAAGTGACGTATTCTACATAGTAGCATAGGTTTTGTAACCGTATGATACTAATAGATGGATGTCATTCACTAAAACTGGAATGTGCCTTAAGGGAATTGGGTTTTATTGACATGGAATGGCGGACAGTGGCACATGCTGGAATATTTTTTGTTCAACCTGTAGGTATGCCAAATAATCCCGAAGGAGATCTTCTGGGATTTACGATTACATATGAGAGTAAAGTTATAAAATTACAAAATACTGCAAAGAAAGCCCTAGATACTGCATTGAGGTGGTCGGGGTAGACAGTTGACAAACTGGCACATGGTTGGTTGAAATTGGCACAGGACCGATTATCATGTGTACATAGACAAGAAAACAAATGCTTACAAAGGTTAATTACGAAGTCAAGGGTCAACTTGCTAAACTACTTGCTACCGAAGATCTGATCATCGAGAACAAGAAAGTTCCTACAGCGTCCTTTGATGTAGATCGTAGAGTATTGACTCTTCCTATGTGGGAGAAGGCCTCTACGACCGTATACGACCTTCTGGTGGGTCATGAGGTTGGTCATGCACTATTCACACCCAATGAGAACTGGAAAATAAAACATCCAGAAGTTCCCATGTCATTTGTCAACATCCTTGAGGATGCTCGTATTGAGAAGTTGATGAAGCGTAAGTACGCTGGTATCGTCAAGACATTCTATATGGGATACAGCGAACTTTCAGATCAAGATTTCTTTGAACTAGAGAAGAATGATGTTGAAGATATGAATCTTCCTGATCGTATCAACATCTATCATAAGGTTGGTAAGTTTGTTGATGTTCCTTTTGATTATGATGAAGAATATTTTCGTGACGCTGCATCCAAAACAGATACTTTTGATCAGGTTTTAGATCTTGCTTCTGAACTTCATGAGTTTATGAAGAAACGCACTACAGAATCACTTGAGATGGGGTTCAACATTGACAACATCTCAATGGGTCAAGGTGGCGGAGATGCAACTCTAGAAGATCTGATCAATGCAGAGAAAACTGATCAAGAAGGAGAGGGTGATTCTATTCCTTCTGGACTAGGAGAGTCTGGTGATGAGCGTCCTGACTTGGGAGAAGATACTACTGAGTATGAAGAGCCTGAGTACAATCCTTACGGTGGAGAACACAATGATTTCGAGACTATCACTGACAAGACTCTCTCAGATAACTTGGAGAACTTGAATGATAAGAAAGCAATGCAAAGTATGTACGATACTGAGTACTGCACTATTCCTACTCTAAATCTTAAAACTCTTCATGCTAAAAATGTAGATGTTCATTCTTACCTTGAACAGTGGTGGATTGATCAACAAAAAAACTACGATAAGGAGATCCAACAGGAGGACAACTATCGTCTCCCTATGAATCTTTATGCAAGTGTTGACAATGAATACAGACTCTTCCGTCGTTCTGCACAGAAAGAAGTCAACTATCTTGTAAAAGAGTTTGAGTGTCGTAAGTCTGCTGACGCATATGCTCGTGCTACAGTATCAAAGACAGGTGTTCTTGATTGCACAAAGCTTCACTCATATAAGTACAACGAAGATTTATTCAAAAAGATCACCACTCTACCTGATGGTAAAAATCACGGACTTATCTTTGTCCTTGACTGGTCTGGATCTATGAGTAATGTTCTCTTGGATACAATCAAACAGTTGTTCAATTTGATCTGGTTCTGTAAGAAAGTTCAAATTCCTTTCCAAGTATTTGCTTTCACTAATGAGTGGAATCGTGGAGAGAAAGAGTTTGATGAGTTCGGTAACTACAGAGGTTATGAGTATCCTAAAGATCATCACGAAAAGATCGATGGTCAACTCTATGTTGAAGGCATGTTTTCAATGGTTGAGTTTTTAACTAGTGATTGCAAGAAAGGAGATCTAGAACGTCAAATGATGAACATCTGGAGAGTCACAAATTGTCTTGACAATCGTGGCCGTTGGGCATCTCACATGGTATATCAGTGCCCACATCGTTTGGGTCTATCTGGAACTCCTTTGAATGAAGCACTTCTCTCTTTGAATCAACTCATTCCTCAGTTCCAAAAGAAAACAGGAGTTCAAAAAATTCAGTGCATCACTCTTACTGATGGTGAAGCACATCCTCTTAAATTCCACAAAGAGTTTAAGAACAGAGCGGGTGATGAACCATACTTGGGAACACGTTCTACCACACATGGTAACGTATTCATTCGTGATACAAATGGTAAAACTTATCATTGTGCAGACGCATACTATGAGTTAACCTCTTCCCTACTCAATCAACTCAAGGGTCGTTTCCCTAACGTCAACTTCCTTGGCATCCGAGTTATTGAGAGTCGTGATTGCAACAGTTTCGTTCGACGTTATGTTGACTTCGATTACGACAAACACAAGTCCATCATGGAACAGTGGAGAAAAACAAAATCTCTGATGATCACTGATGGTGGTGGATACCATGCTTACTTTGGACTATCCTCATCCGCACTCAACTCTGATTCTAGTTTTGAAGTGAAAGAAGATGCGACTAAAGCACAGATCAAGTCCGCTTTCAAGAAATCACTTTCTGCAAAGAAAATGAACAAGAAAGTTCTAGGACAGTTCATGACCTACATCGCATAGACCAGTTGACAAACTGGCACAGAGGTGGTTGATTCCACCTCCACTTCCATTATAATGTATACATAGACAAGAACAAACAATGCCTTTTGAAGCTAAAGTGAATTCCAAATCACTAATCAACAATCTTCGTGATCTTTACGGTAACAAGATCACATCCGCACACATCAAAGCCTATTGCGCTCAGCATGATGTGACATATCAAACTGTGACAAAATACTTGCAACAGTTCAAAACAACAAAAGGTAAGTGGAACTTGACTGCCAAAGAGAAGAAAGAAAACCTTGAGAATTCTTATGCTGCTCCTGCTGTTGTTCCTCCTGTAGAACAGAATCTAGTTCCAACGGTTGATCCTAACTTTGTTAAGTTTGGAAACTTCACCGATATCAAAAAGATTATTCAATCTAAACAGTTCTATCCATGTTTTGTTACAGGACTATCTGGTAACGGTAAGACTCTTGGTGTAGAACAAGCATGTGCTCAACTCAAGAGAGAAGTTGTTCGCGTAAACATTACTATCGAAACTGATGAAGATGATCTTATTGGTGGTTTCCGCCTTGTTAATGGCTCCACTGTATGGCACAACGGCCCAGTTATCGAAGCCCTCGAACGAGGAGCTATCTTGCTACTTGATGAAATCGACCTCGCAAGTAACAAAATTCTCTGTCTCCAGTCTATCCTTGAAGGAAATGGAGTCTTTCTCAAAAAAATTGGCACTTACGTTCAACCAACTGACGGTTTCAACGTCATCGCAACCGCAAACACTAAGGGTAAAGGTTCTGATGATGGACGATTCATTGGAACTAATGTGCTCAACGAAGCATTTCTTGAACGCTTCCCAGTAACCTTTGAACAGTCCTATCCTAGTCCAAAGACTGAGGAGAAGATCTTGACTAACTTGTGTGATGATACAGAGTTCTGCAAGCGTCTTGTAGATTGGGGTGACATCATCCGTAAGACCTTCTTTGATGGTGGTGTTGAGGAAGTTATTTCCACACGTCGTCTTGTACATATCGTCAAGGCATACGCTATCTGGAAGAACAAAGAGAAAGCAATCGAAGTATGTGTCAATCGCTTTGATGATGAAACAAAACAAGCATTCCTTGATCTTTATGACAAGGTTGATGCAGATGTAAACTTTGGAGGTGAAAAAACAAATGATGAACCTATGGAAGAACTACAAGTCCCTTCTGTTTGAAACCTTTCCTGACCTAGAAGTCAAGGAAACATGGGCAGAATGGGAAGGTAAAGGTACTAACTTAACCGCTAGGATCTTTACCAACCCATACTTTATCAAGTCAAGGGAAGTAGATATATGGAGTGATAAATCCTCTATCTACAACACCATCATCTATCCTAAAACAGGTAGTAATCTACCTTGCTTCGGTATGGACTTGATGGGATTTACAGAGAAGAGAGTCATCATTGTATTTGACTTTCAACATCCTGTAGAGAAATATCTGTTCTCTGTAGAGGGACTACCAAAGGCAGAAAAGGAGTATCGATTCTTTGAAATGGGTAATCACTTTTCTGAAAATATATTTGTCAGATATACTACCTTTGATAAGGTAGATGAACATCTTGATATGTTCAAACAATACTTGACAAAATACAAAGAGATGGTAGAATTAGAAAGGCCAAGTGGAACAGACACTAGCACATACAAAGATTTTGATGCTTACATGACTAAATTAGACCCAGTAGGAGGATATCTGAAAGGTAAGTTTGGACAAGAAAAGGCAGAGAGTCTTGTAAACAATTTTCTATTTTGTTATGGTTAACGCATGGAGTTTAGCTGGTTCAATCATGAGTGGTACATTTGAGGAGGACTATCCAATCTTGAAAAACAAAAATAAAGAGTCAACAAAAGAAGACTGGCAAGACTTTTGGGAAGAGGACGGTCATAGTATTACTGGAAACCCCGCTCCCGCTTCGCCAGATACGTTCGTTTTTGAATCACCCGATGGTGGCAAAACTGTAACTAGAAGGAAACCTTTTGAGTCTAAGAAAGAAGTAATCCAAGGAGATTACTATAAGGATATTCCTTGGAGTGGTGTTGAGGACAATAGAGGTACTGAGGATAGGATTGAGTTCAATACTGATGGTCCTCATGCTGCAGGTCCAGTCGAGATCCTTGGTGGAGTTGGTGAAGATGTAATCTCTTTTGGTGATTCCAAAGATACTGATCTTGATTGGATTGAAAAGAGTGGAGGATTTGAATGGACACCAGGCTCACCATGGCCACCAGAAGTTCCTGATGAAATTAAGGTAGAACATTCTGATTCATGGTATGATTACAAACGTAATGATCCTAATGCAGAAAACCCTTTTACTGATCCTAAAGACAGAGAAAGAGCTGACTTTGTAGTTGGTGCTGGTAACACTGCTGCGAAGAATGATGATCTATACATGGCGGACATTGACGATATGTATTCTCATTACTTTGATCACAGTAACATTCGTCAACCAGTAGCAGACAACTTCAAATTTTTCAAGTATAATGAACATTCAATGCTTGATAAAGCAAAGAACTATATTGCTAGTACATATGGTTCACACTATACTGGAGATAAGGGAACACAGACCCTAGATCTCATTGAAGGTATTGGAGATGCGGAAGCATTTTGCCGATCCAATGCAATCAAGTACCTCTCACGATTCGGCAAAAAGGATGGTAAGAATGAAAACGACATTCTAAAGGCCATCCACTATTGTACACTTTTATACCACTTCGCTGGTTTACATAATGACGACAGCAACTAAGATTCCTATGAAACTTTCCGATAGAACTATTAACCTGTTGAAGAACTTTGCTTCTATCAACCAGTCTATCTTATTCAAGCAAGGTAAGTCCTTGAGAACTATTTCTGTAATGAAGAACATTCTTGCAGAGGCAAACATCGATGAGGATATTCCTCAAGAGTTCGGTGTTTATGATCTTAGTCAGTTCTTGAACTCTCTTGGTCTTTTTCAAGATCCAGAATTAAACTTTACAGGACAAAGTTTCGTCAATATCAAAGAAGGTAAACAGAAGTCTAAGTATTTCTTTGCTGATCCAAGTGTTATTGTTTCTCCTCCTGATAAATCAATCACTCTTCCATCTGTAGATGTTGAGTTTCCTCTTAAGAGTTCTCAACTTGATCGTCTTCTAAAGGCTGCAGCGGTCTACCATCTAACAGATCTTTCTGTTGTGGGTGATGGCAAAGAAATTAAGATGGTTGTCTCTGATCGTAAGAACGATACATCAAATGATTTCTCTATCGTTGTGGGAGAAACCACTAAGACTTTTGGATTACATTTCAAGGTAGAAAACATCAAGATTGTTCCAGGCACATATGAAGTCAAGATCTCTCGTAAACTTTTGTCACAGTTTACCTCATCTGAGTATGACCTCACCTACTATATAGCTCTAGAACCAGATCTCACATGGGAGGATTAATGTTATTCGCATCACATCCAAGTGTCTACACATTGCCAGGCACTTGGGAAGCACAACCAGACGTAGTATTTGATCCCACATATCTTATTGCGTCAGCAGCAGTTGTTTTTGCAACCGCAACAATTATTTCCGTAATTTCGATTAAGCAAAAAAGAAAAAGAGCTTAGTTAACTTACTATTTTATTATGAACATTTTTGTGACAGATCCTGACCCTGTTAAGTCAGCAGAAGTTTTGCCTGACAAACATGTGGTCAAGATGCCTCTTGAAACCTGTCAAATGCTTTCCATTGTGTTCTCACATTGGTATTTTGATTGGGGTGATGATCTCCTACTCAAGAAGGATGGCACTCCATACAAAACAAGTAAAGGTGCTTTCCGTAATCATCCATGTACACAATGGGCAGGCAAAAGTTTGTTCAACACAGCATGGTTGATTCAACATGGATGTGCATTGTCAACAGAGTACACCCATCGTTATGGGAAAGAGCATGGATGTCGCAAGACTTTGTTTGAAGCGAAGAAAATCTTTCATCGGTTCGCAGACGAAGCGATTACATGCTACAGTTACGTTCAAGATTACGCATTTGCAGGACCAGATGAGTTTAAATATGACACAAGCATTGACACTCTCACTGCTTACAAACGTTACATTAGGAGCAAACCTTGGGTTGCATCTAATTATCTTCGTGACCCATCCAGAAAACCAGATTGGGTATGACTAATTTAATTGAAAAGAATGACCCACGTTACTTCTCACAGACAAGTAACGAACCCTATGACAGGCATCACTATAGTATAGTTTACAAAGACCGTTCTATTGTGGTAGAATCATGGGAAGAGGTGCAAGAACATTGGTGGAACAATTCACACAAGTTTGAACCACCAGTTATTGAGGTTTTAAACAAACCAAAGAAAAAATCCAAAGGATTTATTTAATTATGAGTAAAAGAAAGGAAGAACTCGCTCTTGAGTTCGTGAAGTATACCGTCAGTTTGATGGACGAGGAATCTCTTAGGAAGATTGCTGAGATTAACTTACTTGCTAACCTGAGTGGAGACACAGATCTCCCAACTTGGGAAGACTATGTAGCACAAATGAAAGGTCTAACCACGGCCGAAAAATGTCTTGAGTTAATCAAACCAGCAATGCTTTTGAGGGGAACTAATGAGGGATGAATTTATTTGGGTAGAGAAGTATCGCCCAAAAACTATTGATGAATGTATTCTCCCAGAGAGTACAAAGAAAACATTCAAGGAGTTTCTAAAGAAGGGAGAGATCCCCAATCTCTTGTTGTCAGGACCTCCTGGCATTGGTAAGACCACAGTTGCAAAAGCGTTATGTGCAGAATTAGGAGCTGATTGTTATGTCATCAATGGATCCGATGAAGGAAGATTTCTTGACACGGTACGGAATCAAGCAAAGAACTTTGCTTCGACCGTATCACTTCAAGGCATGGACTCAAAGCACAAAGTCATCATTATTGACGAAGCTGACAACACAACCCATGATGTACAACTCCTCTTACGGGCGAATATTGAGGCGTTTTATAAGAACTGTCGATTCATCTTCACCTGTAACTTCAAGAACAGAATCATCGAACCCCTCCATTCAAGATGTTCAGTCATCGAGTTTGGAATCTCAGGAAAGCATAAAGCAACAATCGCAGCACAGTTCTTCAAAAGATTGGTTGAGATTCTTGATCAAGAAAATATTGAAGCAGACAAGAAAGTCGTCGCTGAATTAATCAACAAACACTTTCCTGATTGGAGGAGAGTTCTTAATGAGTGTCAACGACATTCTGTAAGTGGTAAGATTGATTCATCTATTCTCGCTAGTTTTTCTGAGGTAAATATACATGACCTTATCAAAAATCTTAAGGGTAAGAACTTTAAAGAGGTTCGTAAATGGGCGGTCAATAACTTGGATAATGATCCTTCTGTTCTATTGCGTCGTATCTACGATGCTCTTTTTGAGTCCCTTGAAGGTCCTAGTATTGCTGCTGCTGTGCTCATTATTGCTAAGTATCAGTATCAGATCGCGTTCGTAGCAGATCAAGAAATTAACCTGTTAGCATGTCTAACAGAAATTATGGTGGAGTGTGAATTCAAATGAAAAGTATGAAGAAAGAACAAAGGCATCAAGTTAAGTCCAAATTTTATTATTTGTTCTGGGGAACTGCAACAACATCTGTACTTGTAGGCCAACTATTTGTTGGAACCTCATACAATAGAATGGCAAATTCTATGAACCGATGGTTTGAAGAGACTGTTGATATTATGCAAGAATCAATTAGACCCAGAGGATACTATGCACCTTTAGTTCCACCTCCTCCCATGACTGATTATATGTTCGATGATATTAACTGAAAGTGAAGCTGTATATGCAGCAGATAAATTCATTGATTACTTTTCTAATACAGGAAGGATCGATGAATATCTTCGTAATGTAAAATTAGATAGGATAGCAGAACAACCCTCTGACCTATCAGCGTTCTTTGATGGGGGTGGTGGTGCAACTGAGGATGATCTCTTTGGTAAGTTTGATATGCACCCTTCTGACATGAAGATTAAAATCTACAGTGCTGGCCAGCCTGGTGGATTGACTAATGAGTTCTTCAATGAAAGATTGCAGATCACAATGTCTCATGCTTTTGAAAGTTGTATCCCAGGCAAATCACTCAAGTGGATTGTTAAAGAAGAGAACACAGGAAAGGTTATTGGATTCATAAGGTTCGGTTCTCCCACCATTAATTCCAAACCAAGGAATGATTGGTTGGGTGATGTACCTGATTTGGGTCGGTTTAACCGCCATGCAATCATGGGATTCATTATTGTTCCTACTCAACCGTTCGGTTTTAACTACCTCGGTGGTAAACTCTTAGCGATGTTGTGTTGTTCTCATCAAGCAAGAGAAGAGCTCAATGCAAAATATAATGCAGATATTTGTTTGTTTGAAACTACCTCATTATATGGATCTACTAAATCATCATCACAGTATGATGGACTGAAACCATACATGAGATACAAGGGTTTGACTGTTAGTGACTTTACCCCACTGTTACATGACTCTATCTTCCAAGATCTGAACAAATGGTTTACAGCAAGGAATAATGATAAATGTTTAGTGAAGGAAGATGCTTCTAGTAGAAAACTAAAGATCCAGACAAAGATGATTTCTGTTATCAAAAAGTCCTTACAGGATAGAGATAAACTAGAATCATTCAACACTGCGATTAAATCTGCCAAGGATCTGACCGAACAGAAACGTTTCTATATGTCTACCTATGGTTTCAAGAATGCTAGAGAAGTTATCTTGGGAGAGCAAGATACTTTGGTTAAGGCTGAAAACTATGATAGGTTCTCTGTTGATCAGATTGTTTCTTGGTGGAGAAAAAAAGCTTCTCGTCGCTACGAAACGCTCAGAGAAGACGGAAGACTAAGAACCAAGTTGGAAACTTGGAACAAAAACCCCGACGAGATTGATATTATACGATGAACGAACTCAAAGACTGGTTGAACTCTGTAAACCTCACTAAAGAGGATCTTACGAGGGATGACCCCGAAGCGATCAAGAAGTATCCACCATTCATTGTGAACAAATGTATGTCCGCACATACTGATTGTGTCATGTTTGCTAATGAAATGAACATCAATCATCACCTATCAAAGGATCTTCAATATCACTTTTATCTAAATAGCATCAGGAAGAAGAAGAGATTCTCTCCTTGGCTCCGCAAAGATAAGATCAAAGATCTTGACGTTGTGAAACAATACTATGGTTATAGTAATGATAAAGCAATCCAAGCATTGAAAATCTTAACCAAAGAGCAGTTGAATTTTATTAAAGAACGCATTGACGTTGGAGGTACAGGATGAGTGGGTTTACAGAACCTGAGATTGCTTGGTCACAAGATCAAATGATCGAAGTCACACTTAACGAACCAGATGATTTTTTGAAGGTTAGAGAAACTCTGACGAGAATCGGTGTTGCTTCACGCAAAGAAAAAAAGATTTATCAATCGTGCCATATTCTGCACAAGCAAGGTAGATACTATATCGTTCATTTTAAAGAATTGTTTGCATTGGATGGAAAGTCCGCTAATCTTTCTATCAATGATGTCCAACGTAGGAATAGAATCATCACTCTGTTATCAGATTGGGGATTGATTACTATTCTCAGACCAGAACAAATTGTAGATGTTGCTCCTTTGAATCAAATCAAAGTTCTTTCTTATAAGGATAAAGGAGACTGGACTTTAGAGACTAAGTATAATATTGGTAAGAAGAAAAAGGTAGTACAATCCTCACAAAGCACTTTTGTAAAGGCAGACTGACGGTTACCACTATGATTTTTGAGGGTTTACATAACCCTCTTTTTTTATGCTCATCGTATAATTAGTACTGTCGCCGCAAGGGACAAAACTAAACTCGCTTTAAAAGGAGAAACATGACCAACATTCAAAGATATCACACTCAGGATCTGGGAACACTAGTTGACAAGATCATGAAGAACAGCGTCGGTATGGACGATTACTTCAACCAGTTCTTCAATTTTGATTCCACTACTAATTACCCACCATATAATCTCGTACAGATAAACAATGTAGATTCTAGACTGGAGATTGCACTTGCTGGATTCAGTAAAGATGAAGTTAATGTCTACACAGAGTACGGAAGGATTGTTGTAGAGGGTAAGAAAGAAAAAACCGAAGAAGAATCTGAGTACCTACACAGAGGTTTGGCTCAGAGATCTTTCCAGAGAGCCTGGGCATTGTCAGAAGACATTACAGTTAAGGATGTAAATTTTGCAGATGGACTTCTCACAATTAAACTGGGCAAAATAGTACCAGAGCATCATGCTAGAAAGACTTACCTATAAATAGAATTAGTTCGAGATGGATCAAGACCTCTGCGTTGCAGGGGTCTTTTTTTGTGGTATAATGTAGACATATTTTGGGAGTAATCCGTGAAAAAGTTCATTGCTACATGTATTGGTCTTGCATTGAGCGTACCTGTACTAGCAAATCCACTGCCTAAACCTATTGAAGGTAAGATTACTAAAGGATGGTATACTGCTGATGCAATGGGATGTATGCTTCTTCGAGAATGTACTGAAGATGTAGAAGAAGTATTCTCTCTCCTTGATGTTTCTAGTAACTATCGCAATTCTGCTAGTTTCACTCCTGTTGCTGGCGAGTTCAATCAGATGTTGGTGGCACTTAACCAAGTAGGAGTAAAGGTTTATCTGGCAGATGAAAAATATTTTCCTGTAGGAAATCGTGGAGTGTATCACACAGTTAGTAATGCTTTCTTTTTGAACAAAGCATACATGGGTCGTCCTAGTACACTCATGAGTGTCATGCGACATGAAGGATGGCACGCTGCACAAGATTGTATGGCAGGCACTATCAATAATAGTATGATTGCTATCATTCTGGATGAGGAAAAAGTACCTCAGATCTGGCAAGACATTGCCACTAAAACTTATGCTGCAACTCCCAGTGCAATTCCTTGGGAGAAAGAAGCATTTTGGGCAGGGAAGACTGAGAATATGACGATGAACGCATTGAAATCATGTGCTAATGGTAACATGTGGGAAGTCTACACACCCACCCCTATGACTGGGGAATGGTTAAAAGAAAATGGATATATGAAAGGGGGTTGACACTCTATACAGATCGTACTATAATATATTTGTTGGACGCAACATAGGGAGTGACTGAATAAACTTACTGGCATATTGCTGGTTAAGGTGATGAGACACAGGTGGTGCTGCACCGAGAGGTGA